TTCATATCCATACCAGCCAGGTTGTTCATAGGGGTTTCAATAGGTTGAGGTTCAGGAATCGATATGGTTGGATCAGGAATCTGGTTACTTGACCCCTCGGATAGAGGGTTGTTGGGAATCTGAATTCCTGGAGTTAGTTCCTGAGCAATCTTTTTCAACTCATCCATGTAGCGTCTGAGTTCTTCTAGGGTCAGGTTGTCCGATCCGCTTAGGCTGGTATTCCCTTCCGCTACGTCGTGCTGGCCATAACCGCTTACTCCTGCGACGTTAGGATCGTAAAGATAAGCGTGCCGATCATCCCAGGTTCTAGGGTCAAAAGGTTCATTGCCGTATGAGTATTCAGCCATAATAAAAAGAGGGGGATAGGAATACTACTCAGAATGAGTAGCTTGTTCTCCTATATTCTGCCTTAAGCCCGTTCGATAGCAACTGTAATGGCTCAGTTTTCAGTCCCTCCACTTGTAGACCCATTGGCCCAGGAAGATCCCCAGGGCTATAGACAGGTACTAAGAAACCAGTTTCAAAGGGGCCTTGAAGTTGCAGTAGGTGATAGGCAGTATAGTCCGATGCTGGGGCGAAGGGATTACGGCTTAATGCCCTGGGAATCTTCTGCAAAGAAGTATGGGGAGCCTGATATTAAGCCACTCAAAACCCCTATTGCTGAAACGGCATCCTATGGGGCTGGCAGACTGGCTGGAACAATGGCCTCGGATAATCTGAGATCCTGGTATTGGCGTTACAACCATCCGCTTGCGATTACGGCTGACATTGGAAGGAGTCTTCCCGAAAAAGCTGGGAATGTGACTAGCACAGGAAGAGGAAAAACCGTTGCAGCCGTTCTTTCTGGGTTTGGATTGGCAACAGCTTTAGACATTTTCTCAGGCAATACTGACCCAACTAACCTGGCGGAAGGAGGAAGGCCAAAAGGTTATTCCGCTCTTCTTCCATCTGTTCAAGATCCTACTAAATCCGAAAATCTTGCGGTAGAGATTCCGATGGGCTATTTGACGGGAAGGAAAGGAAAACTTCTTCCCTGGGATCAATTTCAGAAGGAACGTCCAGATGTTTCACCCCAACAATACCAGCACTATAAAGATTATCAGGGATGGGGCAAGCCTGGACTGTTTGGACTTGAGCAACAAGACCCCCTGGCTACTGCAACAGTAGGTGCAGGAATTGGGGCTGGACTTGCAGCTCTTAAGGGTAGGACTCCAGGTGGAATAGGTAAAGCTGCGGCGACAGGAGCAGTTGCTGGGTTAGCGACTCCTGCGGCAGCAAACCTTATATCAAGTATGGGGATTCTTAAGGGCACGACTAATAACCTGGAAGGACAGCCGGAAGCTCAACTCCTGGGGTACAAGGTTCCCCTGACGGGCGCATTACTCACTGCTGGGGCAGGGCTTGGGATCTATCAACTCAATAAAAACGCTGCCAATAGATCAAAAGCTCTGTATGAGCAGCAAAAGGATTCTGTCCGTCAAGCGGAGCTTAAAAAGTTGGAGGAAAGAAGAAGGCAGGTTCAACCTCAAGTTAATCGAATGGAACCGCATGAGAAGTGGATTGCGGGGATGTCTCCCCAGATGGCAGATGAGATGAGATCAGGAATGGCTCCCATCCAGGATCAAGATTTCTTTGCTAATGCAACTCCTGAGATGAAAAAGAGAATTGCGGAGGATGAGGCCAGGAGAGCAGATAGAAGGATTGAGATGCAGAATTACTATATTGACAATTCAATTGTGGATGAGATGGGTGGAAAGCATTAAAGGCTAAACAATAGATAGACTAAGAAAAAGCGAGGAGTAGGAATAATGGGAATATTGGCTGGTACCAGGGATACAGCCCTGGCGTTAGGAAGAAGTGGATTGGAATTTGCGAAAGCCAATCCCGGTAAAGCTGCGATTGGAGCGGGAGCGGCGGGAGCTTTAGGTTACATGGCCTATAAGTCTGTAGCTCCTGGATTTCAGCCTCCAGTAGATCAATCTCAAGCAACTCAAATTGAGTTGACTTCCCAGAGAGGTCAGGGTTTGGGATCTGCTCAACCTGCTGGTGGAATTCAGTATAGGCAAAATCCTCCTAGCCAGGATCAGCGTTGGCAGCAGCAGAATCAAATTCCTTACATTGACACTCTTGCTCTCAAGAAAGAGCAACTTCGCCTTTATAAGGAGAAGGAAACGCTGAGTAATGATCTTGCTCTAAACCAACTCTATTCAACCGTAGCGGCAAACCCAGGAGTAGTCAGATAATGCAAGCGCCAGTCAACTTAAATCCTAAAGCAGTCAATATGCTCGAAGGACTTCGCTCCTTCGTAATCAACAATCCCAATGCTCAATCCGCATTAGCCGGAGTGGGAAGTGCTGCTGCTGGGTATGCCGCTACCCGATTAGCCAACAACTTTATTCCTGACGAATCGGGACTGGACATTGACCCTAATATGATTGCGGCTGGGGCTGGAGTGTATGGGGCAATGAAGGGTGGTGGTTTGGTTAACAGGGCACTCCAGCGCTCCTATGGCAAACAACTAACAATTCCGGGTTTATAGAAAAGGAAGAGGGAGATGGACGGAGGAAGATTAGCGGGGCAATATCCACCAGACTTTGACGGCGTAGGCACGTCAGATATGTTTGGTGACGGGATGAGGGCCAGAAAAGCTCAACAAATGGATTCCACTTTAGACACAATCCAGGGTGGTTTATCTATGGCGGGAATGCTTCCAGGTGTGGGGGTCATTCCTGATCTGGTCAATGCTGCGACTTATGCAGCCAGAGGGAAGTGGGGAGATGCAGCAATGTCAGGGCTTCAAGCAATCCCCTTCTTGGGGGATTTAGTTGGAGCTAAAAAGGTTGCTGATAATACTGGCAAAGTTTTTGGGGCTGAGAATGCCTTGAAAGCTGGTGGAAAGACTATGGGGTATTAGGGAAGTTATGCCAAACGGTCAAGGGCGGCTTGCAGGGGCAAAGATTCAAGACCCTTACATTCCTGGCGTGGGAGACATAAAGATTCCTACCGACGCAAGTACTCTCTATCAGCTAGGGGGAATGGATGCATCGGGAAATAATCGTGCTAGTCAGGCTCCACAGGCAAAGGGGATGGCACCAACTCTTGGAATGCCTCCCAGTACGGTTGATGGAGCAGATTCCAGAGCAAGAGGGGGATATTGATGGATGGATCTCAATTCCAACAATCAGGGCAGTCGGGACGATTGGCGGGAGGAATTAACCAGGCGTTCAAGCAGTGGAAGTCTGCCAGGGATTGGGGTCAAAACTTTAATCAGGGAGATGGGTTTCCTGGTGCTGCGGCTAAAGATCCTGATATTGCAAGACGTGCAGCCGAACGAAATGATGGTATTGCAATTGCAGACGCTCAGATGGACAGGCTATATTCCACTCCACCTATTTAGAATTGGTATAGAGGTATTGATACAGGTATTAAGAAATGAATGGAGTTGGGCGGCTAGCAGGTTCTTTAGTTGACGAAACCCTTACTTATCGGGGAGGGAAAGATCGACTGTATCCAAAGTCGCCAGCAGATATTAACTATGAAATTGCAGACAACCAGAAAGAGTTGGAGTATGGCAGGTTCAGGCAGTTCAATCTAGTTAATTCCCCCGACTCTAAACAGTATGGAGACAATATCAAGATTGACCTGGACGTTAATCGAAAGGAGACAGAGGACTATAGAAATCAGACCAAGTTTGGTGGGATTCTAAGTGTGGATTGAGTAGCAAGCAATGAGTAATGGTGGGGGAGTAAAAGATGTTTGGATTAGGTGGTGGTGGGAGATTAGCAGGCCAGTGGTCGGAGAAGTCTTTACAACAAAGCGTGTCAAATCGCTTAGGAGCAGAAGAGCAGGCTATGGCCCAGCAGGGTATGGTTAAGAATATGATGGAACAGGAACAGACTTTGCGGCAACAAAAAGGCTTATCCCCCCTCCCATCTGACCTATCCGCTGATGACTGGCTGAGGGCGCAAAAGCCGCAAAAATCCTTACTAGGAAGGATTGGAGATGTGGCAATGTTTCCCATTAACAACCCAATCGGCCAGATGGCTTTGTTTATGGGCGCTCCTTACGCAATTGACGCACTTACTCCTAAGCCTGATCCAGTAGCTCAGATGCAGGCTGCAAGCTTTGATCCTAAGAGCAGTGAAGCTCAAAAGCAGATGATGTATCAGCAAATGGCAATGCAAGCCGGAGGGATGGCAAGATGAGCTGTAATTGGTGGGATTCTCTTACAGATGCAGTTGGGCAAGCTGGTCAAGCTACTGACAACTTCCTGAACAACTGGGGAAAGGACCGACTTGAGGACGCAGGAACTTCTATTGGGATTCGTACTCCTGGCAACTACCGAGATCCTTATATTAGGGCACAAGAAGCTGCAAAAAATGGTGACTTGGACACGCTTCAAGGAGCGTTACAGCAGACTGGGCCTGGAAACAACTCAGAAGAAATGAGGACGATTGCTGGCTTAAGAGAGCAAGCCAAAGGCATGGCTTCCCAGAGAGCCGATCAGGCTTTTAATAAACAGGCTAACCAACTCTATGGTGACAACGGTCTGATTACTGGCATCGAAACTCGTCGAGCAGCCCAACAACTTGCAAGCCAACAGATTTTGGGGCAGATGCAGAGTAAGTCGCAACTTGCGTCCCAGGCTTTGCAGAACAAAGGGTTAATGGATCAAGCGTCCCTACAGGCGATGGCTGGACTCAAGCAGCAAGACGTGGCCGGACAATGGGGGTTTAAAAATACCGACCTGTCTACTGCTAGAAACTTGGACGCTTCTTTAGCAAATACTCAAGCTACGCGAGAAGCAATCTTACTGGCAAATCAGACCCAAAGGCAGGGGCAACTGCTTAATACTTATGCTTCCAATTTTGGAACGGTTGCGGGTGCTTTATCTAACTCCATATCCCGTTCAAGCTTTAAGTAAGGACTAAAAGGCATGGCACTAACTTCACCGTATCAAGGGTTGGATCTACTGGGAGGGGTTGGAAATATTGCTAACTCCATTGCTCAAACCCACAACAATCCGTCTATCAGGACACCACAGCAAGCAATTTCTCAACTGCCTCGTCCTGGAAATTCTGCACGCCCTGCTGGGCGGATGGCAGGAGCAACCCAGCAGTATGATCCGGCTACTTATGCCAAGGGCTTGTCAGGAAATTCACAGGACTACTTAAGCCGAATAGGTGGATTTCAATCTAGTGCTGGATCGACATCTCCAAGTCGAGTGGATGCCAGATCAACCGATCCTTCGGTTCCTGGTCTGGATACCTTTAGAAGTGTTGATCAGCTTGAGAATGTTCGTAACGCCCAGCAGAATTCCTTGGCTGGTACGATGGATTGGATGCAACAGCAGAATTGGAATCGGGACAAGCAGGCATATACTCTACAAAAGGCAACCGAAGATTGGTCAAAAAATCAGGATCAAAACAGGTCAACTCAAATGATGAGTGCCCAGTTTAATCAGGCGAATCAGGGACAGAATCTTCAACAGGGGCAAATTGACTCTGACGCTAGCTATGCAAGACAGAGGCAAATGACTCAAGATGCTAGGGATTGGGATGCGTCTCACAAACAAACTGCTGGGACTGCCCGTACTGCGGTTATAGGTGGTGGAGGTGGAGGGAGTAGTGGATATTCTGCTTCTATGAACCTTGACCCTTACGAGCTATTAAGAATTCAATCTCAATACGCCCTGGGGATGGCTCAAGTTGGGGCACAGAATTACGCCAGCACTCTTTCAAGAGATGCGTCCAATTATGGCAACTTTATGAATGCCAGTATTTCTAGACATTAACGCAAGCAGGGTTTACTAAAAGGTAAAAGGAGTGCCAATATGACCTGGATCACAAACGATTATACTTTACAGCTTGGAACTCAAGCGGAGAACGCAAGACAGCAAGCTGAAATAGCCAAAGCAAAGGCGGATCAAGCCTATTGGTCTAAAGGTGGAGTTTACTCGCAGTTGTCTGGATCTGGGCCTGGATCTGCTGGATCAACCCCCTGGAGCCTGTCTGGGTACGGAGATCAAAAGACCTATGATTCTGATCAGATGAATAACCGCCTGACTGAAGCTCAGTCAGCGGCAGGGATTCGGAAGGATGAAACTGCCTTCAATACGGATCAGAGTATTCGTCAGTATGGGTCTAACGCTGATACGGATATACGTAAAAATCAGGCATTTACCGACACAGGAGACAATTCATTCAACTTTCGCCAGGGAGTAATGGAGCAGATCGCTCAAAGACAAAAAGCTGCCAATACGAACCAGGCTTCTAATATGTGGGCAAACCGCAACGACTCTTAACTTATAGAAATGAGTAGGATAGTCATTAAAAGGAACAAGGATCAGGTGAGGGGGTACGGAGGATGAGTCGTCCACTAGGAAGTGACATTATCTCACTCTGGCTGAAGAAACAGCCAGAGCAGAAACAAAAGGAATTCTACGACTATGCTAAGAAGCATTATCACCATAAGCGTGATGTGCATAACTTCCTGGCTGAAAGTGGGCTGGAGGTGCATGAGCATACCGTCTATAAGTGGATGTCAAAGCATGTCCTCCCAGGCGACCAGGCTCAATTCTTCAATGCTGGTAACTCTGCATTCCAGGGGGTGGATTTAGTTCCAGCCCTGGAAGCGATGTTTGCCAAGATGGTTCTCATCTCCAAAAAGTATGTCGATGTGATTGAAGACGCTGATGAAGTTTCCATCGAACAAGCGATCGCGAACCTTCCTCTCACGATGAGAGAAGTCCGGTCTGTGGCTGAAGTAGCTCATAAGCTCAAGACCACTATTGACGTTGAAACTCTCATCTTATCCGGGGCAAGTCGGATGATGGAGTTAGTGATGAATTCTCCATCAGTCAAGGATAAGCCAGAAGAGATGTTTATCTACAAGACGATGGAAGCCGCCCTCATGCGAGTAATTGAGGAAGTCGAACAAGAGAAGAAAAAAGTCGCCTAGATGCCTTTCCATACCTATGCCCATGTTCTGCATCAGGCAAAGAATGCCTATATCAACCGAACTAAGAGGGAGATTGATCCAGAGGCGTTAGCCTGTCAGACTGACTTTCTCAAGTTTCGGGAATATGTGTGTGGGCACTCTTCTCCAAAGCACCACAGGCGATGGGAAAAACTTATCAACACAGGTGAAGACTCCAAGTCGCTGAAAGGAATTGCAGGCCCAAACACTTTAATATTAAGCCCAAGGGGTAGCGCAAAAAGTACATTTCAGGTTGAATGGACAGCTTGGGTTATTGGAACTCAGACCCTCTTTGGAACACCCCTTAAGGTGCTTTATGTGTCCTACTCAATCGAAGTAGCAATGCTCAAGTCTGAGCAGATTAAAGACATTGTAAGCAGTGACAAATTCCAGGAAGTTTTTCCTCACATTCGACCTGGAAGGAAATGGGGAGACAAGATTTGGGATATTGACAAGTTACACGCTGGACTTCCTCTTCTGGGTGAGAACTACACAATGGCTACTGCGGGGATGAAGGGGGCTGTAGCAAGTAAACGCGCCAGTCTTGTTTTGATGGATGATATATGCAAGTCTCCAGAGCAAATTGAAAACCCCCAGATTCGGGAACGGATGGCAAATAACTGGTTGAATGTAATTCGTCCAGTTATGTACGAAGGGGCCAGGGCTATCTGTCTTGGAACCCGGATGCTGGCAGATGACATCTACGAATCCACCTTCACCAAAGAACGGGGCTGGGAAGTCATTGAAGAGTCAGCCATTATCGAAGACGAAGATGGCGAGGAAGTCTCTTACTGGCCTGAGCAGCATTCCCTGGAGTACCTCCAATTCCTAAGAGATGACGATCCCGGTTCGTTCTCCCTTCAGTTCCAAAACAGGCTTCCCGAAGAAGGGGAAGGACTCATCCAGAAGGAATGGCTGAGGGATGGTATTCCTCCAGAATTAGACCAGTTCGATTCTCTGGTAATCAGTAGCGATTTCTCCTCATCCGAAAAGGAGAAGGCTGACTATACCGTATTCCTCCTCTGGGGCAGGATTGGGGATGAGTACTGGGTGCTGGATATGAGAAGAGGTAGATGGGGAGGGAATATTGATAAGTGCAACGTCCTTATCGCTATGCTCTGCGACTGGGGGATCTTAGAAGCGGAGACTGATTATGAGGTGGATTACCGTTCAGGAAAAGTGAAGTGGTTCTGCCCTCCTGAAGAAAACCCAGTCGTCTACCAAACCAGCTACTACCTGAACTTTTATGTAGAAGGAGTTTCCTACCAGCTATCTTTCAAGGCGGATTGGAAGGGGTATGTGCAGAACACCCTCAATGTTTGGAATATCACCTGCCTACCTCTCAAGGTTCAGGGTGACAAACTCCAGCGACTCAGAGGCGTGACTGGCGTACTCCAGAGAGGAAAGGTCTGGTTTAATAAATATCGGAAGCTGAAGAGAGTTAAGCAAGAGCTTTTGGGTGCGGCAGGAAAGGATGATTGTCAAGACTCTTTCGTTCTCGGTCTGACAGGAATGGGAGCTAGGAATAAATTAGAAGCTATGTAGTAACACCTACACCACCAAATGAGAATGATACTCATTCTCATGAGTAAGTTATCCTGAGAGTGTGCGGTAAAGACTATTTATCAAATTATGGATATTGAATTTGAAGGCGAGTTAACTGACAAGATCAAACGTGACATTGATTGCCTTGTTAACGCAGGGTTTGATCCTGAACGGGAGTTAGAGCAAACCAGAAGGCAAAAGGCAGAAGAGGAGCGCAAAGCCAACCTTCTTCTTCCATCTAGTTGCCTTCCAACCCTGGGAGAAGTGATTGTATCTCAAGGGGTAGGAAAGACCATTCAAGAGATGGTGTCCGAGTTCGAGAAGATCATTCTCTCTACTCCTCCGTCCCAAAACATTACGTTTGATCTAACCGACTTTGAATCCATTAAAGCCTGCGAAATGGCAACAGCAAAATATAAGCTTTGGATGGAGTCAAACCATATCCGCCTTATTATCACTGACCGGATGAAGAAGGCTTTGCTGGATGGGATTCAAGCCTCTCATCGCTATTCCAATTAAATGGCAGATGGAAGGGAAAAGTAAGGTGAGGAGTGAGTAGGAATGGCAGCACTTGAAGATCTAATCAAAGCAGTCCGTCATAGGGACGGAAATCATTCTGCGGGAGAAACTTTGGTTCCTGCTGCTCATATCTCTCAGATGAAGCAGTGGATGATTCGGCAGGGACTCAGATTCTTCCCCCAGCAAGACGCTTCAAACGAAGTGAGGAGAAAACTACTTGAACAGGTAGTCAGCTACAACAAGCTTGACCTCTACTACTCCGGGATTGTCTCTACTTTCTTATGCTGCGGATCAATTCTCTGGTATCTCAGACCTACGGGAACTTCTGCCTATGAAATTCATTGGTATGGGGGAGGAGATGCCGATAACCCAGAAACGGAATACAAAGCGTATTACAAGCCAGGTGGAAGGGAGTTGCAGGAGGTAGTGATTCGCTACTCCTATGAAGACTATTCCAGCAACACAGCCTATGGTGCTTTCTATGGAACTCAGGGCAATCATCGTTGGGTGAGGCTACGGATCACGGCTGAGTACATCATTGAAGAGAAGTTCTTCTCTCAGCCAACCCTTTACCCAGAAGGATATATGGCTCCTACGATGCCTGTATCAGGGACGATGGGAGCATTTGACCGACAAATTACAGCCAATTCTCTTGGGTTCATTCCTTGTGCGGAATCTCCCAATGAACCACTACGACCAGGGGATAGTGGTAACGGGGATTTCAACTGGTTGAGAAACCAGATTGAAGCGGAAGACGCAATGAGAGCGTCCATGGTGGGGAACGTATTTCAGTTCTCTTCTCCATCTCTCATTACCAGTAGACCTGCAACTCAAATCCAGGAAGCAATCCAGGAGTCGGGGGATGTGTCACCCATGCGTCCAACCTGGAGTTCTCAGCAGGGGTTTGGCACTTCTTCTATGGGTTCAAGTCGTCGAGATGACCCATGGGTAAGGGGTAACCGCTACGGTGATCCTTTGGGTGGAAGTGGATGGGCTGGAAGAAGAAGCAGGGTTGCAAGGATTATTGGGGGAGTAGAGCCAGAAGAACGGTTTGGCTATATCTTCCCTGATCCGATCAATGGCGACCAATGGAGATTTGCTCAAGAATACCGAGAAGGGCTTCATGAATGTCTGGGGGGAATCGACCCTCTGGGAATGAAAGCTGGAATGACGTTTGGAGAAGTTAAGTCTCTGTACGGAAAGGTTGCAGCTACGGCAACTCGAAAGTGCTTATCCCTTTTCACCTACGGTTTGTGCAAGATCCTGGAGATGGTGATTTATGTAGAGGAGCAAGTTTTCCTAGAAAGCTACAAAAACGCCCTACTTGATCCCAAAATCTCGTCCAATGCAAAGAAGTATCAGAAGCAGATTCAAGAGACAGGTCAAGGGCCAAGTCCACAAGAAATACTTCAAGATTTCGCAGATAATAATATGGTTTTTCCTCCTGGGGTGAGCGGTATCCCCCCATTCGGAGATCGCACTGTGAAATGGGTGTGGACTGGCCCAGTCTTTGAAAAACTGAGTAGAGATTTGCTGGACGATTCCATTGTGGTGAGAAACCAGCAGGAGCTTGGGGTGGGTTCCCTTCAGGCTCTCCAATCGATGTTCCCGGATAAAGACCCCCGTGAATTAAAGGCAATGTTGACGGGTGTTCCATTCCGGTTCATCTCTAGTGTCTCAGGAAGTATCGGGACGATGCTGCAACTCCAGATGCAGATGATGAGTGTCCCTGACCCGATGACAGGAGGAAAGTCCCCACTGGGGGCAAGGTTGGATCTTACGCCATTGATCCAACAGCAAATTGCAAGTTTAGCGAAAGAAATTTCTTACGGAGAAGTGTTACAAGATGCAGACCAATTTAGCGACCCAACCCTCAGTATCAGCCCCGGCTTACCAGGTAACAACTACCCCGGTAGTAACAATGCCAGCCCAGTCGGTAATGCAGCCAATGGCGCAGCCAATGGTGCAACAGACCCCGGTAGCGGGACAAGTGCCCCAGTACGCCCAGTACCCAACTACCCAGTACCAGACCCCGTACAATCAGTTTACGCAGCAGGTTTCCCCATTTCAGACCCCTCCCAGTTCCCAGGAATCCCAACTAGCGCTCCGGGTAGCGGAGCAGGCAATCCAGGCTTTGCAGGGCAGGAATGGCAACAACCCCTACCAGCCCCAGGCGGAGCAATACTTGGGTACGGATCAATATTCCCAAATGGCAATGGCTCAACGCCAGCAGCAGGCATACAACAATCAGGCCCAGGCTTACCAAACATCCCCCCAGACCTACCAGCAAGCGTTGCAAGCCAACTTTACCCAGCCATATGGCAGCAACTACAACAACTACAACAACAGCAACAGCGTTCCCGTGGCAATCGCTCCTCCGGGAATAGCGGAGGTTCTGCAAAGGGCAGGTCTTCCAATTAACGAAACCAGGGGTAACTCTGGGCTGGCTTCTAGTGAAGAAATCTATCAGGCGTATGGTGGCGATCTGGCTTATGCCGCACAAGCCATTAATAAATATGCCTGCGTCCTGGAAGACGCAGTTAAAGAACTGAGCCATTATGCCCAGGTTCGGGAAGCTCAGGCAATGGAACTGGCTCAGAAGGTTCAAGCTGACAACTTTATCCTGACCGACCTCAATACCCTGGGGCAATGGTATTTGGATCTGGCCGCATCGAATGGAGAGGCAAAAGAAAACTGGCGTGAAATCCTGGCGGCAGGGGGATCTGCGGATGACTTCTCACTTCTTCCTCCATCTAACCAACGTCAAGCCCCTCAGATGGGCATGAATGGGATGACTGGAATGAATCCTCAGATGGCTCAAATGCAACAGCAAATGAATCCAGGACTCAATCCTGCTGCGTTAGCCGCTCAGTATATGCAGTCAGCAGCACAGGGGACACAGATGCCTCAAGTCCAACGTCCTGAATTCCCCCAGGTTCCTACCCCATCTAATGGGCAGGGGATGAGTCCTGCAATGTTAAATCAGGTACCTCCCTCCGAGCGTTGGAGATATATCGACGCTTTATCTCAGAATGGAGGATTTAGAGGAGCGCGGCTGAGAGTCGCTTAAGAATCAACCTAAGAGTCTTAAGTACACAGTAGAAAAGGTACTCTTGCAACTGCGTAAAAGTCTTACTCCGAGCCACTTTGAGAAGTTTTTCGATATGGTGGAGGAGTGATGGGTAAAGAAAGCTTCTTTATCCAGAAAAAAAAGAATCCCTGCGGGAACTGATCGCAGGGATAAGTATATGAACTCTCAGAACCAAGTATACCTGACTTGATGAGCAATCTAATCATTTTGAATAGTTCTTCATTGAGGAAGGGATAGGCGGAGTGTGGCAATTCTCTTTAAGGAGATGTGAGCAGTGTGGAATGAGATTGACTTTCCGACTCTTCTGGGGGCAGAACTTCTGCGTCCAGACGGGTCTTATATTGCAAAATTCGTGGTGCAACCTTTGGTTGTCCATGATTTCAACCAGTTCCCTGGTGCATCAGTTCAACTCGATTAGTCATTTGGTCGAGTATAAACCCTGTGAATTGCTGGAACGCCTTCAACTTCTATTCTTTACGGGTTCTGTAGTAGAATATGAGTAGGCCAATCAGCAGCCAAGCTACTCAGGAATGAGTAGAAGGTTCAACGACTAGGGTTATCGACATGAATCAAGATGGATGGTTGTTCACAAAAAGTTGCATTCTTGGGGATGGTTCCCTGACACCAATTACAAGAGAAGGAAGAAACACTGTAATGATCTCGTTTACCCACTCTCAAGAGCAAAAGTCCTGGTTAGAAGCCAAGGCTCAAAAGCTCAACGAGGTTTTTGGCCGTAACTGTACGGTTGGGGATGGCGATTATTACGACAAACGAACTGGTAAAACGTACAAACGTAGTCAGTTCGCTCTAACTTCCAAGGATTTGATCCCTCTTTACGAGGTGGCTTATCCGGGTGGTGTTAAAACCTTTACTCCAGAGCTTTTAGAAGGTCTAGGTAAAGAACATCTTGCAGTTGTATGGGCTGACGATGGATGCCTGGAAAAGAAGGAGCGGATTGGACGGCTCAACCTTTATGAGCCTGAAGATCAATGCAATATAGTAGCAACCTGGATTGAATCAATCTGCGGGGCAAAAGGCCGCTACGAGGATTACGAAAAAAGTGGGATTGGAAGACTCCGATTCCCTGCAAGCGAAATGCTCAAAATAGCTCTAGCTATCCGTGATTTTATCCATCCATCTTTGTTCTATAAAGTCGATATGCAGTACAAGAGGTCAACCTCTGTGGCTTTTGCCTTAACTGCATCGAATCCCAACGTCAAGCTTCCCTTGATTGATGAAGTACCTGAGCTTTCTGAATTAACCAGAAAAGAGTGGTATGGGTACGCAGAGTCCATAGGTCTTACTGTTCCTGGCAGCAGGACTAGCAAAGAAATCAGGACTCGAATCATCAATGGATTAAAGCTTGTCAGTGGATGATAAGACCCCACGAGTGCAGGGCACCAGAAATGGTGATGATATAGTCTGACCTTACGGGATGACAAACCGTAAGAACCGGGGGATAAAGAGCCTTCGGGATAACAGTTGCGTTACGACTATTGGCAGGATACTTCCGGTTCCAGTGATTCGTTTACTGAATCGTCTCGTTTACGTACTCCAACCCAGACGATTGGTACTGCGGGAAGCCGAGACATTACCAAAACAAAGGTAATTCTCACGCTGAATGAATATACCGGCCCATCATCCGGTAACAGTGGTGATTATACAGAACCGGGTAACTTGAAAATCCCTGTGCATACAATCTTGACTGCACAACGGATGATTTACGACATGGGTAATGCTGCGGCATTCCACCA